AGCCAGAAACACCAGAAAATTCTGAGTCGGCATCCGCTGATCCAGAGAAACCAACAACCGAAGGAGAACAAGTGTCTGACACTACCGTTCCTGCTCCTGCCGAAGAAACGGTAGAAGCAGCAAAGGTGGAAGCCGCTGCGCCAAAGCCAGCGTTCTACACCGCTCCACGCCTAGAGTTCACAAAGGCGAAGTATCTCGAAGCATCAATTCGTTCAAAAGTTTTTGGCGATGATGTTTCACGTCAGTATGTTTTAGCCGCTGATGACACAACCAGCAACAACGCTGGCTTAAATCCAACACGTCAATTGACAGAGGTAATCAACCCATTGTCAAACAACTTCCGACCAGCAGTCGATGCGATTTCTCGCGGCGTATTGCCAGATGCCGGAATGTCATTTGAAATTCCAAAAATCACAGCAGTTCCAACTGTTGCTGAAGTTTCAGAAGCAGGTTCAATTACTGAAACCGGAATGACTTCAGAATTCCTTTCCGTTTCAGTTAAGAAGTACGCTGGCGGTCAAGAATTCTCTGTTGAACTTCTCGATCGTTCTTCACCAGTATTCTTCGACATTCTTGTCGCTGAAATGGAGAAGGCATACCTCAAAGCAACAGACTCAGCAGTTCTCGATGTTCTTGCAACAAACGGAACTGACGGTGGAAACCGCACAATGTCAAACGTGAACTTCCAAGACTTCGTTTCAGATGCAGCAGTTAGCATCTTCAGCGGAACTCAGGAATTCGCACAAAACCTCATCGCATCACCAGCACAATGGGGCGCAATTATGAACCTTGTTGATGGCAACAATTTTCCGTTGTACACCAACCTCATTGCTCCACAGAACCGCGCAGGTGGCGTTTCACCTTCAGCAATTCGTGGAAACACACTTGGACTCGACTTCTATGTTGATCCAAACCTTTCCGGAACTGGTGACAACACAATGATCGTTGTCAATCCAAATTCCTACACCTTCTTCGAATCCAGCCGCTTCCGTCTATCCGTGGACACCGTTGCAACTGGTCAAGTAAAGGTTGCTTACTACGGCTATGCAGCAATTGCACCAAAGGTCGGCGCTGGCGCTTACCTCTGGAAAGTCGCTTAGTTAAAAAACAAGAGTCCGGTCGGTTTGCTCCCGAGCCGACCGCGACCCATTGAATGAAAGGATGACGAGATGCCAACGATAATCACAGCCTCAGAGTTGCGAACCACTCTTGGCGTTTCGTCATCTTTATACTCAGATGCAGTTCTCGACGATATAATCGACACCGCAGAATCAGTTGTTTTGCCGATGCTTGTCACGTTTTCAGCACCAGTTCAAAAAGTTTCATTGACTGATAACGTCGCAACATTTACAACACAAGGCGTTCACGAATTCACAGAAGGGCAATCGGTCGTAATTACAAATTGCGGATCACCTTTCAATGGAACTCGAACAGTTGTGGACGTTACTGACTACACATTCACCGCAGCAATCACCAATGCCGACATCATTGAAAAATACGTCATCCCAGCCGGGCTTGCTACCCTCTCTGGAGCATCGACTTATGTTGGCGTGCCGGCAGTCGAATCTGCCGTTCTGGCTGTTTCAGTCGAAGTTTTCCAATCCCGAACATCAGCCGGTGGACAACTCGAAGGCGTAGATTTCAACACCGTCAGCCCATATCGCTTAGGGCGCGGTCTTTTCAATAGAGTGGTTGGCTTACTTGGAAAATATCTTGATGTTGAATCGATGGCACAATAATGCCGGCTTCAACGGTTGAAAGTAGCGTTCGTCAAGCAATCGCAACTGCTCTGTCATCTGTCAGTGCAAACGTTTATGCTTACGTACCAGAAACACCAATCGTTCCAGCAATCTGCTTGGTTCCAGACTCACCTTATTTCGAGATCACCACAATTGGTCGTTCAACAGTAGATTTCAAAGTCAATTTAGTTATTTCAGCAATGGTTTCATATTCATCAAACCCAGCATCTCTCGATAATCTGGAAAAACTTATCGTCAGCATTCTTGCCGCAATTCCGGCAGGGTATGAGTTATCTACGGTTGAAAGACCGTCGGTGACTCAGGTGGGCGCTAGCAATTTGCTGGTCGCAGACATTCGCGTGAGTACCTACTACACGCAAACGAACTAAGGAGATCCAATGGCAACAACAGTTGTGACTGGGCGCGACCTTACCCTTACTATTGCTTCAACATCTTATGATGCGCAAGCAACTAGCGCGACCCTTTCAAATGAACACACCATCGAAACGTATCAAACACTTGATGGACGTGCTTACAAAGCAATCGATGACAATTGGACATTCGCGGTTGAACTGCTCTCTGATTGGGGCGCAGCATCCTCACTTTGCGAAGCAATGTGGGCAGCAGCAGAATCGTCACCAAACACAACACTTGCAGTTTCACTTACCGCTGCATCTGGCGCAGTTTTCGCTTTCAACGTGCTTCCAATCTTCCCATCAGCAGGTGGCGCAGCACCGGGAGCACAAACACAATCTTGGAGTTTCCAAGTTGTCGGAACACCAACTGAAACATTCAGTTAAAATAAAAAGGGAGATCGGGAGCGATGAAATTACCAATCACAATTGAATACAACTCAGGAGAGGTTGCGACCTACACGGCGCAACCACCTGAGTGGGCTAAATGGGAAAAGGCAACAGGTCACACAATTTCCAAAGCACAAGAAGTTATTGGAATGTGGGATCTAATGTTTTTGGCTTACAACGCTTACAAACGCGAGAACGCCGGCAAGCCGGTTAAAACGTTCGAGATATGGAGCGAAACAATCGCCGGTGTGACAACCGGTGATGTGAACCCAAAAGTTACCCAGCCGGAAGCCTAAACCGGATCATCGTTGAACTAGCAATAGCAACGGGAATCCCAATGAGTGAATGGACTGATGCAGAACAGATTTTGACAGCAATCGAAGTATTGGAGAAAAGGAATGGCAACTGAACCAAAAATCCAGTATGACAAATCTGATCTCCGCGACATTCTCAAAGCGTTCAAAGCGATGGATGATGGCGCTACGGATGCTGCTAAACGCGAATCTTCTGCTTTGGCTGAATTTGCTGTTGGTGCTATTAAAGAAACTGCCGCGACCAGAATCGTTGCATCAAAAGCAGTTCAACGAGTTGCCGACGGAGCGAGAGTTTCCAAATCGTCAAAGATTGGAGAGTTCTCTTACGGGTTTGCATCCCAGCGTTTTTCTGGCGGTGGTACAACGCAAATCCTATGGGCTGGTCTTGAATTCGGTTCTAATCGTTTCAAGCAATTCCCACGACGAACTCCGCGAAAAGGACGAGGTAATTCCGGCTACTTTATCTATCCAACCCTTCGCTCAATTCAGCCTGAATTAATTGCTAAATGGGAAAAGGCGTTTGATAACATCTTGAAGGAGTGGGCATAGTGGCAGGATCTCGCACATTAAAACTTTCCATCCTTGCTGATGTTGATGATCTAAAAAAGAAACTTGCAACTGCCGACAATGACGTTCAAGGATTTTCCGGACAAGTAGAAAAGTTTGGCAAGATGGCGGCAGCCGCATTTGCAGCGGCAGCAGCAGCCGCGGCGGCGTATGCAGTAAAAATCGGCATCGATGGAGTCAAAGCAGCCATTGAGGATGAAGCAGCCCAAAAGCGTTTGGCAATGGCTCTTGAAAATGCCACTGGTGCAACAAATGAACAAATCAAAGCCGTCGAAGATCAAATTCTCAAATATCAATTGGCGTACGGAGTATCTGATAAAGACTTGCGCCCAGCACTTCAACGACTTGCTCTCTCAACAAATGATTTAACCAAAGCCCAAGATTTGCTTGCAACTGCTCTGGATGTCAGCATCGGAACCGGCAAACCACTTGAAACAGTCACGAACGCGCTTGCCAAAGCATATGATGGATCCACTACATCGCTGGCAAAACTTGGTGTTGGTTTATCTGCTGCCGAACTCAAATCAATGTCTTTTGCTCAGGTTCAAGATCAACTCAATCGAACATTTGGTGGAGCCGCGCAGGAACAGGCTAATACGTATCAAGGACAAATTGCCCGGCTTACGCAAACATTTGAGGAAGCAAAAGAATCAATTGGTGCTCGTTTGTTGCCAGTGCTTCAACAACTCTTTGATACTTTCCTCAACAAAATAGTTCCTGCGATAGCAAAATTCAGTTCAGTTTTTGACCCAATCAAGCAAGCAATTGACGACAATAAAGAAGCGTTCAAATCACTTGGCGAATTCATTATGAAATACATCGTGCCGGTATTCGTCGATGGCTTAGGTGCAGCAATTTCATTTATTGCCAAAGTCGTTGCTGGTGTGATTGATGTTATTGGTTCGGTTATCAATGGAATTAAAACTGCCGTGTCGTTTGCTATCGATGGCATCAATATGCTTATCAAGGCATATAACGCGGTTCCTTTATTGCCAAACATTCCACTAATTTCAAAACCAAGCACTTCTTCCGCTCCGGTAGTATCCGCAAGCGTTCCAACAGTTAAAGCGCCGACAATAAATATCCCAACCGTTTCAACTCCGGCAGTTGCAACCGCACCAACCGCTTCAACAGCCGCAGCCGCCGCTGCGGTCAGCAATGTCGTTGTTCCAATGGGCGCTGTTGGTCGTGGCGAATATGGTGACACTTACAATAATTACATCAACGTGAGCGGTGCTATCGATCCAGAATCAACTGCCCGTCAAATCATCGATGTGCTCAATCAATCAGTTTCCCGTGGTGGTGCTGGATCTAACACCGCGTTAATGGCGTGATATGACTCTTTGGAATCCAGTCTGGCGAGTAACCGTTGATGGTTCAACGTATGAATCGGTAACGATTAATAGTCTGGTCATCACATCCGGTCGCACCGACATCAACACCCAACCACGTGCCGGATATTGCCAATTCGAATTGCTCAACTACACCAATGAAGTTTTCACTTGGAATGTTGGCACTGAAGTACGCATTGAGGTTCAAGACTCAACAGGTGCTTATGTTGCAATTTTTGGTGGTTACGTCACCGACTTTGTTGAATCAGTTCGCGCTGCCGGTTCGGTTCAATTTATTACATCAGCCCAAATAACCGCTCTCGGCGCTTTATCTCGCTTACCAAAAGCAATCACCACCGGCATACTTTCACAAGATCAAGATGGTGATCAGATTTATGCGTTATTGGCTGAATTGCTTCTTAA